CAAATATGGTGATGCTTCTGATGATGTTCACCACTATGTTGACTATAATGGATTTATTGTAAGTAGTGATGTTCCTGGAGCTACTTCAATTTCAAATAGACAATATGAAGATACTGTAAACGAATCAAAACGATCTATTAAAATTATTTCAAGAGAATTAGTTTCTACGATTATACAGAACTTTAAAGATGAGTTATAATGCAACCAGCGGATAAAGTTTTAAATTTTGCTGGTGAAGTCAGCATTGACAAATGTGATATTACTACCAGTGGTGGGGTGAAGCAAGATGTTGCTGCACAGGTTATTGCCATTTCAATTTATGAAGACTTATTCTCTCCATTTATGAGTGGTTCTTTAATTCTTAAAGAATCATTTGACTTAGTGAATCTCTTTCCTTTTGTTGGTGAAGAAATGATTGAGATTGAAATTAGTACACCAACTTTAGACGAAAAGAAAAATATTAAAGGTAAATTTTATATTTACAAATTAAGCGATAGAGAATTAATTGGTGATAAGAACATTGTATATCAATTACACTTTATTTCTATTGAAGCTGTTATTGATTTAAACAAAAAAATTAGTAAAGTATATACTGGAAGTCCAGTTGATATTGTTACTTCTTTAGTAAAAGATTCATTTAATGGTTTACAGAGTCAAAAGGAAATCTTTACTGAACCTACGACAAAAGACATAAAGTTTATTTCTAATTTCTGGTCTCCAGTAAAAGCAATTAATTTTGCTACTAGTTATGCTATTAATAAGAACCAATCTCCAAGTTATGTTTTCTTTGAGAATCGTTTTGGTTTTTATTTTATATCATTAGATAGTCTTTATGCAAATGGTGTATATCAACAATTTACATATGACAAATATACCAGAGATAAAACTGGAAGTGGCGGTGATTCTAAAAATGTGCAGGAAGATTATAGACGCATAGACAATATTACAATTCCAACTGGTTTTGATTATATGGATAGATTGCGTAGTGGTATGTTCTCGTCAAAGGTTACTACTTTTGATATTAATAAGAAACAATATAATGTTAAGAATTATGATGCTAAAGCAGACTTCGATAGTTTAAATCATCTTAATAAAAATCCTCTTATTGGTGATAACGCAATTTTTAGATCTAATGCATTACTAATAAATTATCCAAGAGATAATGCTAACTTTAGTGGATTTGGTGATGCTACTAATTTTAAAAATCTTCAGAAACGTATTTCATTAATGAAAATGGCTGAAGCCAATAAAATTGAAATTGTAGTTCCAGGAAGAGCAGATTATACAGTTGGGCAAAAGGTTTCAGTTACATTAAATAAAATTGAACCAGCAAGTAATCAAGATAATGACAAAGATTTAATTGACCAAATGTTTTCTGGTTTTTATTTAATTTCAGCAATTAACCATTATATTACTCGTGAGCGTCATGAGTGTAATATGGAATTAATTAAAGATTCTTTACAATTGAGTATTGATAGGAAAAAATCATAATGTTTTATACAGGTATAGTTGAAAATCGCTCAGATCCTTTACAACTTGGTCGATGCCAAGTTCGTATTGTAGGATTGCATACTCACGATAAAACGCAACTACCAACAAATGACTTACCATGGGCAACTCCGATTCAGCCAGTAGGTTCTGCTGCGATGAATGGTATTGGCTCAACCCCAGTTGGTCCAGTTGAAGGTACAACTGTTATTATTATGTTTGCTGATGATTCGATGCAGCAACCATTAATATTTGGTACTGTTGGTGGTATACCACAAAACCCAATTGCTATTTCTGATGATGATAGTGGAACTGCTATCCAAGAATATAGAACAAAAGATATTGTATTAAGAACTATTGTTGGACCAGTTTCTGGTAAACAATTAACTTTTTATGATCCAGAAAATGGATCTACAAATTTAACGACGCCACTAAAAGCCAATATGAAAGTTGTTGGTTTTGGATTATCTCAAAATTGTTATATTGTTACAATTGATTCACCAACTCAGATTACAATTAGTGAAGAAGTTAGTGGTTATACTGAAAACATTATTACATTTAAAGATCCTCCTTCTAACTTAGATGCAGTAAATTCAAGTAAAGTTCAGGGAGTTGTAACCACAAGTACTGGACAACCTATATTAGATAGTTCTGGACAACCAGTAAAATCTGCTCAACCTGATGCATCAGCAACAACTGCTGCGCCAGTTACTCAATCTAATACTAATATATCAATTCCAACAGTTCCGCCACCAAAATCATCTTCAAACTCTAGTAAAGCATCTGATGGTATTAAAGCACTTATTGCTGCATGCGACAAAGTTGGTTTAACAACAAAAGAACAAAAATGTGCATTACTTGGTATTGCTGGTGGTGAGTCTGGTTGGATTCCTCAATTAGAAGGTTTTAATTATAGCGAATCTAGATTAAAACAAATTTTCTCTTTTGCAACAGACGCTACTGCGGCACAATATGCCAATGCGCAAAAGAAAGGTCTTACAAGAGAACAATTTTTCTCTTGGGTTTATGGTCCATCAACTCGTGGTAAAGGTTTCTTAGGAAATCAAACAGACGAGGATGGTGGTAAATATTATGGACGTGGTTTTATTCAGTTGACTGGTAAAGCGAACTACGCAAAATATCAGAAGATGGCAAATGCCATGGGATTAACTCTTGATTTAATTAATAATCCTGATTCTCTTGATAGTGATATTAATGTATCAGCATTAGTTGCTGCTTTGTATATTAAAGATCGTGTTCCAAAGGGAACTTCACCAACCGACCATCCTGGATATTTCTTTGCTGCTAAAAAATCTGTTGGTGTTAATTCTCCAGATATCGCAGCACGTAAATTAGATTACTACCAATATTTTTATGGAGCACAAGCAACAGGCTCAGTAGATAAAGATGCTGGAACTCCAACACCTGAGCCACCAGCAGATGGATCTAGTCCAACTCCTGGACCATCACCAGAAAGTGTTGCTCGTGGTACTGATAATACTGGATTTAGAGATCCAAATAATAAGTATCCACTAAAAGATTATATCAATGAACCAGATACTAATCGTTTAGCACGTGGCATTATTGATGGTACTATTGTTGCTAAGAAAGATGCAAATAGAAGATTGGGTGTTCCATTAGCAAATGGCGAAGGCTCTTGGGATCAACCAATGCCAGCATATGGTGCAAAGTATCCATACAATAAAGTATTAGAAACTGAATCAGGTCACGTTCAAGAGTTTGATGATACACCAGGACAAGAACGTATCCATACTTATCATAGAGCAGGAACATATACTGAAGTAGATCCTAATGGGTCACAGACTAATTATATTATTGGTGAAAACTTTATAATTATGGAACGTAATGGTTTTATTCACGTTGGCGGAGACTGTAACCTTACTGTTGAAGGTAATGCTAATATTTACGCAAGAACTGACGCTAATGTTCAGGTAGAAGGTAATGCTACTTTAACTGTGGGTAATAATTTATCAATTGGTGTTGCCAATGATTTAGATATTGCTGTTGGTGGTGATATGCAAATTAAAGCAGCTGGTAGTTTGCATATTGCAGCGGATAATATGACTGCTAAATCTGCTAATAATTTATTATTCCAAGCAGGACAAGGCACAAGCATTAAATCAAACGCACTTCAGTTAGAATCTTCTTCTGATATGAATATTAAATCAGGCGCAACTCTTAATGCTGATTATGCAACAGGTAATTTTGGTAATGGTGCTTCTGGTGGTCAAGATGTTGCTGACTTTGATTTACCACCTCCACCTGCTGGAGATCCAGTTGATCCAGTTGTTCCTCAATTACAACCACCAGATCGTCAAACTGAAGAATTAGCTTCTGCTGAAACACCAGAAGATTATGCTACTCCAGAAGGACGTAAGTTTAATAATGATCAAGCTCAATCTACTGGTGTTCCAAATGCACCACCTCCTGTAGCTTCTGAAACTCCAGCATCCCCTTCTGGTGGTAAAGATAGTAAAATTCCTGTTGATTGTCAAGTTATTTACAATACAACAAACTTTACTAACGATTATAGAATGTCCAAAAACTTTACGCTTGGTATGTTAATATCAGGTGGCTTAACTGGACCACATAAACTTGTTGATCAAGTGCTTAAAGATACAGCAAGTAGTCCAGAACGTGTATATAAAGTTCAAGAAATTGTTTGTAACTTGGCCACTGCTGCTCAAAATGTACTTGAACCATACCTAGATGTTCTTCCAGGTGGTATTGGTGGATACGGTAAACAGTGGACAATCAGTTCAGGATACCGTTTAAAAGGTGTTGTTAAAACTGAAAGTCCAACATCTGATCACTGTAAAGGTCATTGTTTTGATGTTGCTTTATTATTACCTGATCGTTTTAATAAAACATATCAGCTTGTTCAACAGTTAGAGAAACTTATTAATTATGATCAGATTATTTTAGAATATCGCTATAAAGATCAAGTTTGGATTCATACTGGTTATAAACCTACAGGAAATCGTAAAATGGCATTTACTATGGTAAACGATAAAGTCTACCAAAGAGATTCCAAAGGCATGCCTTCTGGATTTGTTCTTCTCGATAATGGTGCACCACCACAGGAAAAGAAATAATGCCAGCATTGACTTATAAGGGTGCTTTATCTGCTGGAGCTGATGGTGGTCCAGCAACACCTCTTACCCATAAAAATCAATGTACTAAAAGTTTTGTTGCAGAAGGTTTAATTGGAGTGGTTGGTGATCAATTTGAACAACATACTGCAAATAGATCTGTTCATCAGGATGCATTGAGACAAATAACTTCTGGTGCATCTAAAACATATTTTGAGGGATTTTTGGCAGCAAGAATTAATGATCCAATTGCAGACGGGGATTATGTAAATCAAGGTTCTGCAAAGACATCAGTAGAATAACCTAAATAAACATATGGCAAAGAATAC